TACTCTAAGATGTCGACTCTTCTTGTTGGTGCTGTTAAGCAGCAGCAGGCTCAGATCGAGCAGCTTAAAGAACTTGTTGCTAAATTAACTAAGTAAATTTGTTAAATTTATTTAACAAAATGTATACTTAGAGTATAAAATAAGGCCCTGTGGACGATGTCTGCAGGGCCTTTCACTATTTATACATATGGAAAAAGATTTAAATTATATTGCAAAGCTTGAGCGAGCTATTAAGCAAAAATACGGTACCGAAGCAATTCAAAATCCTGCTAGTCAGTGGGACGAGCAAAAAGAAAAAGAATATATTGAGCAACTAAAAGAATATTCAAAAAACAGAAGACAACTTGAAGATAAAAAAATCAAAGTAGAACAAGAAGGTTTTTTAGTTAATAAAAAACTACTTAATAAAGACAACAATTTAAATTGTTCTATTTGTAAAAAAAGAACCAAAACAGTTAAAGATGATATTTATATGAATAAGTTTGACTGTTGCGAAAGATGTTACATAGAGAATATAGAATACAAAGGCGAATTCAAGCCAGAATAATGGAGACCAAAAAATGTCACAAGAAACATACGATGTTATAAGAGGAATTGCTCAAGCCGCCGCTGATGGCTATGATGGCGCACTAGATGAGAACGGTGAACCAATTAAAATTGGTCTCAAGAGAGAAGAGGGTAACCCAATTTTAGATTCTCGCACAATGGATGGATTTAAAGTTAATATTGCTGGTAGCAATTTAATTCTGACTTACCAAACAGAGCTAAGTCTTCGTGATGTTTATGGCGCTAAACTAGAAAACGAACTAGAGCAGACAATGGCTGATATTATTAAGTTTTTAAAGAAGAGATATAGAAAAATTACAAAAAAATCTCTCGGCCTTACTCCTGTAGGAGAGTGCGATGCTATGGTGCAAAAAATTAACAACCGAATGATTAAGTGCAATGCTAAAAAAATGTACAAAATTTCAAATTTAAACGACGTCGAAAATCTTTCAGATTCTAAGCGCGGCGATATTGAAAAGTCATTTAAAAGCTTTTTAGAATTAGGTGGTTTGGGCAATAAGGCAAAGAACGACAAGAGAAAAGGATAGTCTCAATGGGCTATCAGATAACAAAGAACGAGATTCTTAAAGAAATAATAAAATGTGGTAACGATCCGTGTTACTATATTAATAACTACGTAAGGATTTCTCACCCTCTAAAGGGACTGATACCATTTAAAACTTATGACTTTCAAACTGACCTCTTAAAAGACTTTAATGATCACCGTTTTAACGTTATTTTGAAAGCACGCCAGCTTGGTATCTCAACGATAACCGCTGCATATATTAGCTGGCTTATGTTGTTCAACAGAGACAAGAACGTTCTTGTAATAGCAACAAAATTTACGACAGCTGCAAATTTAGTTAAAAAAGTAAAAGCAATACACAGACACCTCCCAGAATGGATGATGATAGCAAACATTAGCATTGATAACAGAACATCTTTTGAGTTATCAAATGGCTCTCAAATTAAGGCCTCTTCAACTAGCGCTGATGCTGGTCGTTCTGAGGCACTTTCGCTTTTGGTCATTGACGAGGCTGCTCATGTCGAAGGCCTTGATGAGCTGTGGACAGGCCTATATCCTACTTTGTCTACAGGAGGACGCTGCATCGCGCTTTCTACGCCTAATGGCGTTGGTAATTGGTTCCATCAGACCTACATTGATGCAGACGAGGGCAAAAGCAACTTTAAACCAACAATACTCCCATGGGACGTTCATCCGGAAAGAGATAAGCAATGGTTTGAAAAAGAAACAAAGAATATGTCCAGAAGACAGATTGCTCAAGAGTTAGAGTGCAACTTTAATATGTCAGGCGAGACAGTGTTTCATCCAGAAGACATGGAGAGGATTAAACTTAAAATTACAGAACCAAAGTATAAGACTGGATTTGATAGAAATTTTTGGATTTGGGAAGAATATTCTCCACAGTTTACTTATCTTTTGGCTGCAGACGTCGCAAGAGGTGATGGAAGCGACAGCTCTGCTTTTCATATTTTTAAAATAGAAACAATGGAGATAATTGCAGAATACAAAGGCAAGCCAACACCCGACATTTTTGCTAATTTTTTAAATGAGGTTGGTAAAGAGTATGGAAATTGCATGATTGCAGTTGAGAATAACTCTGTGGGTTGGGCAGTCTTGGACAAATTGAATGAACTGAATTATCCAAATATATATTATTCTTACAAGTCCTCTCATGAGTATGTCGACCCAGTTACAGCTGAACACAAGAATAATACAGTTATGGGTTTTTCAAATACTTCTAAGACAAGACCATTGGTTGTCGCTAAAATGGAAGAGTTTGTTAGAAATAAACTAATTACAGTATATTCTAGAAGGACTTACAATGAAATGGAGACTTTTGTCTGGCACAATGGTCGACCTCAAGCAATGAAAAAATATAACGATGATCTAATTATGGCTTGTGCAATTGGTTGCTGGGT